TGTAGTTTAGCTTGATCAATTTGGAAGTCCATTAGGTCGTTTATAGCTTTTCTTTGTATTTCAGCCGTATCGTTCTCTAATTCTTTCTGTCTTATGTCTACAAGTGGGTCTGGTTTTTGTGCAGGCTCTACGGCTGGCATAATTTCTTTTAATATTTGCCCAACTTGTTGCGATATTGCAGCTTCGATAGCCTCTGGAGCAGGTGCAACTGGTTGTTCCCCTCTTGACATAGCCTCTTGCATCGCAAGTTGGAAGAATTTGGTCACTTGATCTCTTGCTAACAGACTAACATGGTCTTGAACATGAGATTGTAGCAGTAAAAACCCTTGTGGGTTCGCTTGAGACACCATATTAGACAAAAATACAACATGTGCGACTAAATGTGCCTCGTGATCTTGTTGTGGGAACGCTTGTAACGGAGTTCCCTTAATAGAATTAGCATTTTCTGTCGCTGGATCTACTGGTGCAGGTGGTTGTGGTGGCGGTAATATGCCATCTATGTTCTTAATATCCAGTGCATCGTACATTCTTCGGTATGCTTCATACTGATTATGTAAATTTGGTGCGGCTTGTGCTAGTTGCAGTTGTGTTTGTGCCAAAGATAGACGTTGTGCCATAGAAAAAATGCTTGGATCACTGACTGGAAGCACATCTATACGACCATCAAAGTCATTTGCCATGATTTGTGGTGCTACATTACCTACAAAATACGGATAAGGCATTGGATTTTCTGCAAAAATCTCTGCTAACATCCTAAATTCTTGTTTTTGTCCGTAATGTAAACGCTTATGTATGCTTGAAATAATCTTTGAACCTTGTTCAATCAACGCAACAGTCGTTCCAACTGGTGCTTGTGAGTTTACATCGCTAATTTTTGCGTCTGCGACTTGTGCAAAACGTCTACCAGAGTCAACAATCACACCTAAAAGTTGTGCTAGTGTGGCTGATGGCTCTTTGTATGGCAATGGTATGATTGAATTTTTGAGATCTCCGCCTGGGACATCGATATCTCTGAACTCACCAGGGTTAAGAGGATCGTCATCATTACGAATACGAACACCTCTCGCTTTAAAACCAGCTGGAAG